CAACTCACTAAAGGGCTTCGACGAGTACGCCATGTTGCAGTTGCGTGCGCCCTTCTCGCGGCCGTCGCAGATGTTGTGGTTCGACCATCCGAAGCACGGCGTCACCGCGCGCTGGGAAGTGATGCTGGAGGGCAAGCAGCAGGTGCAGGAGGCCCGTCCAGCCTGGGTAAGCTGGCCGCAGCAGGAAGCGGCTTGATGCCCGGCTTGAACTACAAAGCCCCCGCCACTGTCGCGCGCTTCATGCGCAGTGACGCGTTTGGAAGGTTGATCGCCGGTCCTGTGGGCTCCGGAAAGACCACCGGCTGCGTGATCGAGCTGTTGCGACGGAGTGTGTCACAGCACCCTGGCGCCGACGGTTTGCGCCACACCCGGCATGCGGTGGTGCGGCAGACGTTGAAGCAGCTCAAGGACACCGTGCTGAAAGACTGCCAGAACTGGTTGAAGGGCATCGGCACCTGGAAGGTGAGCGACAACACGTTCTACATCGACTTCGACGATGTGCGCAGCGAATGGGTATTCATCCCGCTGGAGAACGCCGAGGATCAAGCCCGGCTTCTTTCGATGCAGCTTACCGGCGCGTGGATGTCGGAGTGTATCGAGATGAACCTCGACGTTATCGCGCCGCTGTCGGGTCGTCTCGGGCGTTATCCATCAGGCACCGACGGGGCGCCGACATGGCATGGGTGGATCGCCGATACCAACTTCCCGACAGAGATGACGCCTTGGCACACGTTTATGGAGGAGCATGTCGCCACCCCCGGCGAGGTGCAGATCTTCAAACAGCCTTCCGGCCTCGCGCCCAACGCCGAAAATCTCGATTGGCTTCTGCAGACGGAAGAAACACTCAAACTTCCAGTGAGCCACCCTGCCCGCCTCGCGCAAGGCCGCAAGTATTACGAGCGCTTCGTCCAGATGTATGGCGAAGACAGCGACTGGGTGCGTCGCTACGTCAAGGCGGAATATGGCGACGACCCGAGTGGCTCCGCGGTGTTCAAGAACACCTTCAAGAGCAACTTCCACATCGTGCCCGACACGCAGTTGATCCCGGGCTACCCGCTTCTGATCGGGCAGGACTTCGGCCGTAATCCGTGGTCGCTGATTTGTCAGATGGACCACATGGGAAGGTTGATCGCTCATGAAGAAGTCCCCGCGACGAACGTCGGCCTCGAAAAACACGTTCAACAGTCGCTCAAGCCACGACTATTTTCCTCGAAATATATTGGTTTCAAGGTCTGTGTCGTCGGGGACCCGTCAGGTGTTGCCAAGGGCACGATCGCGGAGGAGAGTTGCTTTGACGCGCTCCAACGGATGGGACTTCCATGTTTCCCCGCTCCGACAAACGATATTGAACCGCGCCTGCGAGCGGTCGAGGCGCTCCTTAGTCGCCAAACTAATGGCGGTCCTACGCTCATGATCAGCGCCGCGGGCTGTCCCTGGTTGTGCCGAGCCATGAGCGGCGGCTACCGCTTCACCAAGATGAAGACTGGTGCGCTACGCACCGTGCCCGACAAGACCGACAAGGAAGGGTTCTCGCATGTCGCTGACGACCTGCAATACGTCGCGCTTGTCGTTCACGGCGGACAGGTGCCGGTTATTGCCCAGCGTCTTCGCCCGCGCCAGCGTCGTCGACCGGCCGTTTCTGCTGCAGCTTGGACATAAGCATCAAGGTCTCCAGGCCGATAAGCTCAGCACGCAGCTTGGCGATCCGCCGCCTGCGGCGGCGCTCGACACGGCGGCACCAGGTGTCGCTCTCGAAGATCTGAATGACGTACCAGATCAGCGCCACGACCGAGGCGATGACAGGCAGGATGCCGGCGATAACCGACAGAAGTGTCCCCAGGCTCACAGTATGCCCGATCAGTTGTATCGCCGATTGATCCCGTTCCATTGGTGCCGCCCCCCGCTTCTCGCGGCGACCATCGTCGGTGGATCATAAAGTTTTCCTTTAGGGAGTGCGTCGGACGTTCCGGCCGTTTCTTGGTCGGAAATTCATATGGCAGATCAACTAGGCCAGGCTGGCGTCCTACAGGTCATTCCTCCCGCGGAATTGGAACGACAGCTCCAGCAACGGGCGGACGATGCAGCCGCCTCGCAAACCGCAACCCAGCAGCCTCAGTATCCTGAGCTGGCGGGGTACGTGCGGACGCAATTCGAGATTTTCCGCAACCACCGCAATACGAACGCCGGCTGGTCCAACCGCATGCTGGCGGCGTTGCGTACGTTCAATGGCCAGTACGACCCATCAAAGTTGATGGAGATCAGCAAGTGGGGCGGCTCGCAAGTTTTCGCGCGGTTGATCGCGCAGAAATGCCGCGCCGCGGCGTCTCTTCTCCGTGACATTTATCTCGGCGACGATATCCCGTGGGCGCTAGACCCGCCGAACAACCCGGACATTCCACCCGAAATAACGGCCGAAATTGAGAAGTTGATCCAGGCTGAGGGCCAGCAGGTGCAGCAGGCTGGCCTTCCGCCACCGACGCCGCAGGAGCTGTGGCAGCGCCGCGAAGCATTGCTTGAGAGCGCCGAGGCCGCGGCGAAGAAGAAAGCCGCGCAGCAGGCGCGCTACGCCCAGGACAAGATCCAGGACATGCTGCGCGAAGGCGGCTTCTATCATGCGCTCGCCGAGTTCATCGTCGACCTGCCGATCTTCCCATTCGGATGCATCAAGGGGCCGGTCGTCAAGATCATGCCCAAGGTGGACTGGTCGAACGGCAGCGCCACCGTGCAGCAGACGCCGGTGCTGACCTGGAACCGGGTCAGTCCGTTCGACATCTGGTTCACGCCAGGCGTCGCCGACATCGCGAACGCCAACGTGATCGAGAAGTTGCGCGTCACGCGCGCCGAACTGAACGACCTGCTCGACCTGCCCGGCTACAACTCGGACGAAATCCGTGCGGTGCTCGACGAGTACGGCCGCGGCGGTCTCTACGACAACTGGGACACAACTGACGCCGAGCGCAGCGTATTGGAGAGCCGTGAGAACCCGGCGTGGAACCGATCAGCGATGATCACCATGATGGAGTTCAACGGCAATGTCCAAGGGCGCGTGCTTCAAGATTACGGCCTCGCTGTCCAGGACGAGCTACGTGACTACCATGTTCAGGTCTGGGTCATCGGGTCCCACGTCATCAAGGCCCACCTATCGCCTTCACCACGCCAGCGACATCCGTATTTCATCACGAGTTTTGAGAAGGTGCCGGGTACGCCTGTGGGGAACGGACTTACGGATCTGCTCGCCGACCTCCAGGAGGCTGCAAACGCCACGCTACGCGCGTTGATCAACAACCTGTCGATCTCGTCGGGGCCGCAGGTTGTCATCAACGACGACATGCTGGCGCCGGAGGAGAACGGCGAGGAGATGTATCCGTGGAAGCGGTGGCACACGCGCACCGATCCGGTGAACAACAACGCCAAGCAACCGATCTCGTTCTTCATGCCGGCGAACAATGCCCAAGCATTGATCACTTGTTTGCAGGAGTTCACGAGCATCGCCGACGACGTGTCGGCTATTCCGAAATACGTCGGCGGTCAGGCCGGCAGCGGTGCCGGTCGCACTGCGAGTGGTTTGGCGATGCTGATGGGCAACGCCTCCAAGATCCTGCAGACGGTGTCGGCGAATATCGACCGCGACGTGATCGAGGAGAGCCTGTTGCAACTTTTCGACCTGCTCATGCTGACTGATCGCAGCGGCATGCTCACAGGTCAGGAGAAAGTTTCCGTCACCGGCGTCAGCGTCGCGATCCAGCGCGAGACGCTGCGGCAGCGCCAGATCGAGTTCCTGACGGCGACCAACAACCCGACCGACATGAAGATCATGGGGGTCGGCGGGCGTGCCACGGTGCTGCGCTCAGTGTCGCAGACGATCGGCATCCAGGGCGACGACGTTGTGCCGTCCGACGCTGAGATCGAGAAGATGGACAAGCAGCAACAGCAGCAGGCGGCGCAAGGTGGCGATATCGAGCAAGCGATTGTGGCAGCGGTCAACAAGGGCGTTGAAGCAGGCGTCAAGCGGATTTCTACTGAACTCACTTCCGGCGTACTGGCTGCTCGTGCGAATATGCCAGAGGGGCCGCCAGCACACATTGGTACGCCCGGCCAGATTGCTCCTGGCGGGGGCCAGGGTCAGGCCAGCGACCCGAGCATGCACGCGGGACAGCAAGGCGGCGTGCAGGAGGCGGCCCGGCAGTCGTCGGGCATGAAGCCCCCTGCCCCGTCGCAAGCGATGGGTCCGCAGACGCATCTCACGCCGCATATGGCAGGGGTTAAGGGTTCAGTTGCTGGGGGTGTCGGCTAATGGTCGTCAACACCCAAAAACTGGTGCGTGTCCTCGACGGTCCGATCGGACCGACCGGGACCATGAAAGGGGTGCAAATCCTCCCGTCGTTCACCGGGCTCACCGGGACTTTCCCGGTGTGGGGGCAGATCAACGCGCTCCAGCAAGCCGCGGGTCCGACGGGCACTTACGAAGACGTCTATGCGCTGACTGGGCTCACTGGCTTAGCGGCGCGCAACGCCAAGACTGTGATCATTCCAGGCTACACCGGTCCGTCGTCGAATTACGACCCGATCACCGCGCTCGGTACCGACTTGATCGAATACTGGGATGCCAGCCGCGCCGACACGGTCCTTGCGCTCACTGACGCGACATATACAGACGCGGTACATTCATGGCTTGGGCTTGTCACCGGGGCTAACCTCGCGCAGTCGACGCCGAACCTCAAACCGACCTATTCCCCGACCGGGTTCAATGGCGATCCCTGCATCACATTCGACGGCGTGCAGCAGTATCTGACGTGCACCGATGCCGCGTTCATGTCGCTGCTGCCGCAAGGTGCAACCCCATGCGAGCTATGGGTGCTTTGCTCACAAGACGTTGCGGCCACCGATACCACAACGCGCCACGTTGTCGGTTACTCTGCTTCGAGCGTGGTCAACGGCCGCGCCCTCGCACGCCTACCCGTGTCGAGCGTTAACCGCGCCCGCGTCTACACCGGCACGGGAGCAGCGGCGACGACTGCGACAGATACCGTGACTGATCTATCCGACATTCACGTTATACGCGGCGTGATCGGGGCAACACAGACGTCGATCGAAGTCGACGGTGGAACGCAGACGAATGCCACTGTCACTCCGGTGACTAGCGCTCCAACACTGTTTCGTGTCGGCGCCATCGCAGCGCTCGCGGCGTCGAATTATTGGCAAGGCAAGGTGGCTGCCGTTCTCCTGACCAAACCGCTCAGCGCGCAGAAGGCCGCCGATCTTCACAGCTATTTGGGGTGATAGCGATGGCACTCGTCTCTCCGAGCCGGGCGACAGGTGAATTATTCGGGCCGATCGGCGTATCGGTTTCATTCGGTTGGGTCACCGACACCCATCACGACCCACTCAAGGCGGCCGACCCCAATCAAGGCGGCAAGTATTATCAGGATGCGGTGAAGAAGATCACCGACATCACAACAATCTTCAACGCGCGAAACGATCTCGCTTTCGTGTTTCAGAACGGCGACTTCATTGATGGCTCGGCGAACGCCAGTGCGGCGCTGACTGACCTCACAACGATCAACAACACGCTCGCGGTCAACGTGCCGAAGTATCACAACATTGGCAACCACGAGGTGACGCAAATCACAAAGGAGCAGGTGATGGCGGTCACCGGCCAGCCGTCGAAATGGTATTCGTTCACGCGCGGCGGCGTCACGTTCATCGTGCTGGACGGCAACTACCTCGCAGACGACGACTCCGCGGATCTCTCAATCTCGTCGAGCCAACAAGGTGTGAGCCCGTATGTGTCGTATATCCCGCCGACACAGCGCGCCTGGCTGTCTGATACCATCGCGGCGTCACCATACCCCTGCGTCATCTTCTGCCACTACCCAGTCTATTACGCGTTGGATCAGTTTTCGTGGGGTCTGAGCAACGCCGCTGCGGTTCGCACGATCTTGGAGTCATTCGGTAACAAGGTCATCGGCTGCATCTGCGGCCACCGACACGACAACTACTTCGCGAAGGTGAACGGCATCCTGTACGCGACGCTGCACGCGACGACGGTCTCGGCATATCCATCGATCACATACGCGATCGTGACGGTCTACCCGATCAAACGCAAAATCAAAATTCTCGCTGCCGGCCGTGCAGCAAGTCACGTCGAAGAGGCCGCTTAAGAAAACCGCAACTACCTCGCCGCCAGTACGGAAGCACATTTTTCGAGGGCCACCTGATGACAATCCTTAGCTCGCGTAACTATGACCGCAACATGGTCGGCAACGTGCTCAAGCAAGTTGTCGACGCTGTGAACGCGGGCAACATTGGCGGTCCGACCGGCCCGACTGGCGCCGCTGGCCCGACCGGTCCATCGCAAGGTGCAACGGGTCCGACTGGCGCTGCCGGTGCAACGGGTCCGACTGGCTCAGCAATCGGCTCGCAGGGCCCGCAAGGTCCTGTCGGTGCTCAGGGCGCAACCGGCGCCACCGGCCCGACTGGTCCAGGTGCGACTGGCCCCGCAGGCGCCGTCGGTGCAACGGGCCCGAGCCCGGGTTCAACCGGTCCGACTGGTCCTACCGGAGCCGGCGTCGTAGGTCCGACCGGTCCGGGATACACCGGCGCAGCAGGCCCCACAGGCCCGACAGGTACGGTCGCGATCGTGGTGATCCCGCCGACATCGGACCCGCACGTCTCAGGTCAGGTCTGGAGCAACGCGGGCGTGCTCACCGTATCCGCCGGCTAGTAGGGGTCACACATGGCAAATCCGCCGCTTGGATATCCGTTCAACAGCCGGCAACTGCTCGACCCGTCGCTGCAGTCGAAGGACACCTACGACGACAACACCATTCCGGTCGTGTTGAAAGCCGTCGTCGACTTGATCAACAACAAGGACATCGTCGGTCCCACCGGTCCGACGGGCGCCACCACTGGCCCGACCGGTCCCGCTGGCACGACTGGCCCGACCGGTCCGCAAGGTCTCGGCCCGACTGGACCGAAGAGCCCACTCGCAACGACCGGCTTGACCGGTTACCAGGGGCGTCCTGGCCCGCAGGGGCCGACCGGTCCGCAAGGTGCGGCCGGGGCAACTGGTGCGACCGGTGACACCGGACCGACGGGCTCAAGCGTCGGTCCGCAAGGTCCGACAGGGCCGGCGAGCGCAACTGGCGCGACAGGCCCCACTGGCGGCGTGTTCGCAAGTGGCAAGCGCATCGGCACCGGTCCAACTGGCCCCGCTGGCCCAGTCACCAAGACTGTGTGGATACCGCCGACCAGCAACCCGTTCATCGCAGGTGCCGTCTGGAACCCAGGCGGTGCGACAGGTGTCGGCGCGCTCAAGATTTCATCCGGTTAAACGCGATCGCGCATAAACACGAATTATGCGCGATCGCGAATATTCCTGATCCCCAACCCAGGATTTTCAAATGTCAAAGTTGTGCTTGTGCGCCATCGTGCGCAACGAGAGCGCTCGCGTTGAGCGCATGCTCGACAGTGTCAAAGACGTCATTTCGGCCTTCGTGATCCTCGACACTGGTTCGTCAGACGACACCGTGGAGAAGATCAAGCTGTGGGGCAGCATGCACCACATCCCGGGTGTCGTTGCGCAAGGGGCGTTCGTAAATTTTTCACAGGCGCGCAACCAGGCGCTCGATGCTGCTCGTAGCTGGCGCAATCATCCAGGAACGCCGCCGTTCGATTACTTCCTGCTCTGCGACGCCGATATGGAGCTGCGGGTCGAAGCCCCGAGTGTTTTCAACGATCTCACTGGTGAAGCGTACGAGCTGACGCAGAGAGCGGGCTCATATTCCTACAACAATTTACGACTGCTCGCGGCATGGTCGATAGCGAAGTACGTCGGTGTTACACACGAATACCTCAACACGCGATCGAGCGGCGTATTGGTCGGCACCTACTTCATCGATCATGCGGACGGCGCCAACCGCGGTGAAAAGACCGAGCGCGACATCCGGCTGTTCGAAGAAGACCTCAAAGTCGACCCGAACAACGGCCGAACTTGGTTCTACCTAGGCAACACTTACCGGGACGCCGGCCGGTTCGTTGACGCCGAGCGCTGCTACCGGCGGAAGTTGGAACTTCCGACATGGGATGAGGAAGACTGGCTGGCGCAGGTCAATCTGGCCAACTGCCTGGAGCGCCAGGGACGCGACGCCGAATATCTCAGCGCCACGCTTGACGCCTATCAGAAGCGGCCTACTCGGGCCGAACCACTGCACGCGCTCGCCAAATACCACCGACTGAAAGGACACTACGGGACAGCGACGATGTTTGCCGAGAAGGGACTTTCGATCCCACGGCCGAACGACCGTCTGTTTATCGAAGACTGGGTTTACGACTGGGGCCTCCGCGAGGAGTATTCGATCGCGGGCTATTACGATCCGGCGACGCGCGACCGTGCGTTCAAGATCAACGACGGGCTCGCCACCGATCCTAACGTGCCGGAGTATTTGCGGCAGAATGCGCGGTCTAACGCGGTGTTCTATCTACGCCCGCTGAAAGAGTTCTGCCCGAGTTACAGCGACGCCGAGGTCGCTTTCACACCGTCGCCGGGGTTCACCGCGATGAACCCATGCATCGTCAACAGGACGAACGGCGGACTTGAGCTGCTGCTGCGCACCGTCAACTATCGGATCGACGAGCACGGCTGCTACATGATCGGCCCCAAGGCATGCGGCGACGCGCCGATCGAGACCGAGAACTGGCTGCTGCAGCTCCGCAACAATCTCACTGTGCGCAATTACACCAAGGTCGAATGGGAGCGCCCGCCGGCGGCGTACAACATGGTGATCGGTCTGGAGGATATGCGTGTCTTCTGGAACCAGGGCGAGCGCCAATTCATCGCGTGCGTGCGCGAGACTTCACTCGATGGCGTCCCGCAGCAGGTCCATGGCTTCTTGCAACGCAACGCGGTCGATAACACGGCGAAAGTTGCGTCGTGGGCGACAATCAGCGACTCCGGGCAGTGCGAGAAGAACTGGGCGCCGGTGCTCGGCCATTCCACCAAGGGCGTCCCGTATATGTACCGGCTGGACAAGATCCAGCGCGGGGCGTTGCAGCAGAAAATCCCCTGCAAGTTTGCAGTCGACAACATCAGTGGTGGAAGTCCCTTCATTCCGTTTGAAGACGGCTATCTCGCCGTCGTCCATGAGGCGATCGCACACCCGTCGCACGGCCGGCGCATCTACCAACATCGTTTCGCATGGCTGGACCAAGACCTTCTCAACCACCGGCTCTCGTTGCCGTTCGTCTTTCACGACGTCCAGATCGAGTTCGCTGCCGGGCTTGCCCGTGGGACGTACGGAGAGTTGGTTATCTCGTTCGGCGAGCGCGACGCCAAGGCATGGCTGGCAAAGGTCAATCAGTATGAGGTGGCCGCCATGTTGGGGTTCGGCCGATGAAGGTGCGCCTCGTCACCGGCTATGTGCCGATCACAGGTCATCCCCGCGGTCCGGAGGAGTACGGCAAATTAGGTGAAAACCTTGGCGCCGTGCCCGTCC